TGCGGACTTACGCTATGCGGACTTGCACGGTGCGAACATAGACTTTTCATGCTGGCCCATGTGGTGCGGATCAAAGGGAGTAAAAGTGGACAGAAAAATCGCCGCACAGTTAGCCGCTCATTTCTGTGTCCTCAATTGTGATGATGAGGATTATCAAAACGCACGAGAGGAGGTCCTGGAATTCGCAAAGTCCAGCCACAGGGCGAGCGAGTTGGGATTAGAAGAGGACGCGCCGGGATGAGAATTACAGACAAGCAGATGGAAGATGTAATTGTAAAAGCGTTTCGCATGGGACAAAATTGGGCGGAGTGTTATGTTAGTTGGTACAGCCCGTCTGATGAAGATAATGATAAGAGGGAAAAGGAATGTATTGAAGCATGTATGAACACCGCCCTCACAGGCGGAGAGGACGCGCTGAAAGAGAGGAAAGAATGACAAACAATAAAATTACCTATAAGGGTATAGTTGAGGGAGAAGTAAACCGCATGCTTGCTAAAAAGGTGATGGGGTGGCAATACCATCAGTCTTACGTAAATGACGCAGGTGTTCCGCTTGGCAATGTATATACAGACGAGTACGGAAACCCCGTGATGGACGCAAGCAACTGGCAACCCACGCAGAACATCAGCCAGGCGTTGATGTGTGCGTGGGAACTCGATGTAGATGAAATACGAATACAAACGCTAAAGGATGATAGTACAAGAGTACGACTATATTTCTATGGCGAAGAGGAATTTACGCAAGGAATAGCAAAAACAACAGCCCGCGCCATCTGTTCCGCCCTATTGGAAGCGATTCATGCACCATGCAACGGGCAATAGACTATATTGATAAACATCAAGTGAAGCGATTGGAGAGAAAGAATGAAATATTTGCGGCCTGTTGAAGTGGTTTGGGTAGATAGCCAGAGCAATAATGGCTGGCAAGGAGCACGCGATAAAATAAAAAGCACTAAAAAGTCAAGTTTACAATGCCGTTCTGTTGGAATGTTCGTCCGAAAAACAAAAGACCGCATTATACTTGCGCAGTCTGTGGCGATTGAGAATAATAGGGATGTTTACAGTATGCACGACACGATTACAATTCCGATATGTGCGGTGAAAGAGATAAACAAACTATGAATGAAATAAACGGGCGCTTATATTGTGGTATGTATGGCTGGCAAGCGGTGTGTGCAAAATGTGAACATAAGGGGTTTATAAACAACGAAAAATATATGCCCCGTAGTGAAGCAGAGGTGTGGTTGCGTGCGAGCGGGTGGATAAAGAACGATTTATTATGGATTTGTCCTGCATGTGCGGTGAAGGCGGTCAAGATGAGTGAACTGAAAGCAGGTCCGAAAGTTATTTATTTGCAAGCGTGTGATGAATGTTTTGAAGACGCATACAGGGCTGGCGAATTAACGTGGGAGGTCGACAACGTTTCTCATCAATGCGCAGAATTCGGAGAAAAACCAGACATGGCATACATCCGCAAAGATATTTATGACGACCTCCTGCGACGATTGCGTGAGGCGGCTAAAGAAATGAATAGGTTGGGTGTTCGCAGAAAAGAATTTATATTCTATTTGCGAAAGCATGTACCAGAAGCATTTGAGGAGTAGTAGATGAAACTGAAAGAGATATGGAATCCTATACTGGGGTATGAGAATCTTCTATACGAGGTATCTAATTTTGGCAGAGTCAGAAGTTGGAGGAACACAAGACAGAGAAAGATGAAAAAACCGAGAATACTGAAAATGGATTTGAGAGAATCTGGGTATATATTTGTGTCTTTATCCGATAATGGCAAATCAATAAATAAACCTGTGTCAAATTTGGTATTAGAAGCTTTTGTTGGGAAAAGACCAGATGGCAAAGAAGCATCCCATATAAATGGTGATAGTACAGATAATAGAGTTATAAATCTAATATGGGAAACACATGTGGATAACGAAGAACGAAAATCAGAACATAACACTAAGTTATGCGGCTCGCTTATTGGAACAAGCAAACTAAAAAAAGATGATGTGTTGGAAATACGCAGACTTGATAAGTTGGGATTACAGCGTAAGGTAATAGGGCGATTGTTTCAAATTCACCCCGTCAATGTTATGAGAATTTGTAGAAGAGAAGCGTGGGCGCACATCCCCAGAATTGGAGAGTAAATGACAGAGCGTATAAGTGATGAGAGAATAAAATATTTAGTTCGCGATTGCGGCGAAGAAGGGTATAGAGAATTAACCGATGAAGAAGAAAGGTGGTTTAGCGATGTTATTAATTTACTTGAAGAACTCCTGACCCTCCGCCAGCAGAACGCGAAATGGAAAGCATCCGTCAAAAAGCGTGAGACGTACATCACAAAATTGGAAATGCAGAACGCGGAGCTGATAGAGAACAGCGAGAGGTTGGCAGAAGATGTCGTATGGTGTGGCGGCTCTGATGACTTTTCTCTTGACGGTAAAGCTCATGTAGGATATAAAAAAGTTATGGAAGATGTCGAGCAACACACCGCCCTGATGGCACGGATAAAGGAGGCGCGATGATAGAAATACACTGGCTTGAATTAGTAACTATATTTATCGCTGGTATGAATGTAGCGATGATGTTTGTCAATATTGATATGCTGAATAGACGTAATAAATGACCGAACAACAGGCGCGGTATGATCCGGCGAAGGACCCGGAAGTGGCTACTGTATATACTGTAGATACGTTTCCGCATGTTATCAATAGTGCTAACTTACAGAAATGGGTGTGTAATGAATTGCGAAATTAACGTGTAGGAATTAACTGTAATATACAAAATACACAGTTAACTATATCTGCTGACTTGATTTTATTTTCAAGTTGTGAAATTAACAAACAAAACACCGCCCAAAAAGACGCTATGCGACTTCTCGGCGGTGTCTGTTTGCCAGTTGTCGGAATACACAGAACCATCACCATAAGGCGGTCAGAGATTGTCTGCGCTGGCTCTGCTCGTCAGCAGTTTTATTGTTACAGGATCCCGTCTATCCCGCTGGGCTTTCGCCCGCACCCGTTCACTAATGATACGGGGTTCGGCTGGCATTCCCCGCAGGTAGTCCAGCCATCGTGATAAAAGTTCAGGCGTTCAGGTCGCTCGGTTGTCTAAGTTTGCGACTAACCGCCCTCAATGCGCCTGCAACTTCTTCTCCGGACGGCTTTCCGTCCGTCCTGACCCGTGTCGGTGCGCTTGTATCAGAGGCGTTACGGGTACTGTTACACTCATTATAGCACGGATTTTCATCTAATCGCTAAGTTTCATATTTTCGCAAAACTTGATAGGTTTTGATAGGTCGCTATACAGGTTGTATACAAGTTAATTCGATGGAATTACACTTCCTTACTTTCACTTATGTGCCAAAACGATAATAACGCGATATGCTATTTTCACTTTATATCAGATAATATACGTCGAACATATATTATTGCGCTTCCCTTGTTTGTAATTGATACACCCCATGCGGTTTATAAATAGTGATGATCGGTCTGTCCGTCTTCACTTCCTCGACCTCGCCCGTGCCATAACACGCGGGGCAGGTCCTGACTTTCGGCGCGTTCTGTGGGTGTCGTTTTTCGGACGTGATCTCGCCCGTACCGTTGCAGATAGGGCATCTCATCTCCTCACCGTTGGATAAAATGCGAAAAAGTAGTTCATTCCTCCGCCTCCACAGTCAGGTCAATATCCATAAACCATAGCTTTCCCTTGGCGTGCCACTTCTTCACGGGTTCTGCTATAATAACATCAGGGTACGGGTCTGGGTATTCTGGTTGTGTTGGATCTTCCGCTCCCTCGACCTCTGACGCTTTGGCTATTCTGTATCTATCCCCTAACCCATTAGCATCCAGCTTTGAATATACCTTATCATCGCTCGACCATAAGAATATATCCGTGCCATAGTCGCGCCAGAATTGAACGTCAAATGAATTTACATTCTGCCCCGGCCTATATACCATTAGATAAGTTTTTGCTGCGATAGTATTTTTCCAACTATCAGATAGGTTTTGTAATTGACTATCAAGCATGTATAATGTACATCGCCACACCTTACCCTCTGGCATATTCTCATCCAGCCCTATGTTCGCGTTGTCTATTCTTCGATTGTATTCTGATTCATCCCCAGCCCCCCTTTTTATGGGAGCAAGATCATAATACAATCCTGTATTATTTATGTCTTGAAAGTATCTTTCTTTTACCAATTTACCAATAATCATCTTATTTTCCTTTCTCTAATAGCTCCAGTAAATTTCGTTCCCCTCTTTGTCGTGGTGTATTGTATCATTGGTCAGTTGCTCTTTGTAATCCTGCCCCTCGTACATCTTCCCCCGGTAAAACGCTTTCCCGTTCTCAATCAATATCGGCTCAATGTGGTGTTCGTGTTCGTTATAGTGCACGACCGCAATTCCATTCTGCCAGTTTGGTCGGGGTGATACGCCTGGCACGGTTCCATCCAATCTGCATAGTCCGCCGGGTGAAAACGCTTGAATGTACCCCGTCTTTCCGTTCCGGTGTTCGGTCCTGATAGCCCACTCAAACCTGTGGATGTGTCCGTATATCTCTGTGTACGTCGCTTCTTTCACTGTCCCGGCCACTGTTGCGCCCGACCCTTTCCGCGCTGTGTCCCCGTGTCTGATAACCAGCTTATCGTTTAGCCATACTTCGCCAGCAGGATAATTCCCTATGTAGTTGATATTCAATGACGGTAGTCCCAGTAAGTTAGGCATACTCATTACTGCCAGTCCGTCCACGTTATCTGCTGATCGCAATCCATACGACGGGAGCAGGTGTTTCATAATCATTGTTTCTACCCTGATCTCATGGTTTCCCTCAATGTAATCCATCTCTGCGTCTGGTTGTAATTTCCTAAACATTCCCATAATCCATGCGCTCTCTACCAATGCCGGCTGTGTGCAAAAGTAGTAGGATGGTTTACTTAGGAATTTATCGCTGAACATGGCATTATCCATCCAATCGCCTATGTACTCTATCCGGTCAAATGCGCTCTCTCTACATAACTGCATACCAATATCTATCGCCCGTCTGTCGTGGAATGGGTTTAGATTACCTGATCTCATATCCCTATTGAATCCTATTTGCGGATCGCCCATGATCAACGCTCTTTTGAATTGCGCGTCCTCACTCTGGACCTTGCGCATGTTACCAACGCTGACGTTTATTGGCTGTATAACCGGTTGGATGGCTTCTGGTTTGCGCCTGCTTAGCCATGCTTTCACCTGGAATAGTGGCTGGTGTCCGGCATCATTGCTAAAGACTTCCCATTTATTTATTACGTGCTTATCAATCTTCCATACGTCCAGGTCAATCTTGCAGTACTCGATCAGTTCTTCCAGGGTGTGTATGCTGTGTGATTTAGAATCTATGATCTTCTCATTATCCCGTTCAAATTCTTCCAGCTTCTCGTCTATATCTGCGCCATTGACGGTCTGGTTAGAGATGGCTTGATTGCGCTTCATCGCCTTTAGGGTGTTGCGATTGATGCCTGTTTCCTTTGACACTTCGCGTATGGTCAATCCGGCACTTAACAACCGCAAGGCCTCATTCCTCTGCTGTTGTGTGTATTTCATATCTTTACTGGAATACCAGATGTGCTTGTCCGGTAATCAGCGCCCATATCAGCCCAATAATTGATACTCCAAATGCGGCGGCTACCCATACAACTATCTTTATTGACGATTGATTTGACTGGATAACCCGGTTCACATCATCGCGCCATCGCTCATACTCTTTGCGATTTTCGCATAGGTCCTCTATATCATCTTTGATATTCTGAATACGATCATCCTGGAGTGCATCGTTTTTTTCTATTATGTTGATGCGCTCGCAATTCCTGTCTATTTCTCTTTTGAGATCGCGCGTTAGATAACTTGTAGCCGCCATGTATTCTCCTTTATCTTCCCCATGCCCTACCGTACTTCAATATGCGTTTCCAAACTGATGCGTATTCCGCGTCCAAACTTTCTTTAGCTTTGAACATACGCCATTTCTTCTGGTACTCGTCTGTAAGATATGGGTGTTCCGGCTTATCATCGCTTTGGATATTCTTTCCACCCAGATCGTATAGTTCCTGTGCTGACTTTAGCCAATAGTTTCCGTCAAGCCCTACCCCTATTCCTGGCAATTTCAAGCGGTCTGTGTATTGCCACATGATTACTTTGCTCATGTCCGCCGGTTTGTATATGAGCTGCGTGCTGTACTGCGCAAGCCATAGGTAATGTTCTTTCCACCAATCTCCTGCGGTTTTCGTGAATCCTGCCTGATTGACCAGCCACCCCCAACGTGAATAGATGATCGGTTTTCTGTACCCTGCGTTTTCAAGGTAATCGCTAAACGCTTTCATCTGTTTGGCAATGTCTATGGGGTGCATCCCCCCGTCTGTGTCCTCTGCATCAATGACGGGCGGTAAGTCCGGTTGTCCGTACCTTTCCATAATGCTTATGAAGTGCCGCGCCTGTCTACTTGCCCCGATTGATGGATGCCAGTAGTAGTATGCGCCAGAAATAATGTCAAACTTATTTGCTTCCCTGATGTTACGCTCATACATCCCGTCTGTAAATTCTTGCTTGCTCGTTGTCGGTATCTCGCCTGCCTTGAATATGGCAAACTGAATATCCGCTGTAACCAGCTTGCTAAAATCTACCTTGCTCTGCCAGTGGCTAAAATCTACACCGTGTATCTTATCCATTTAGTTATCCTCCTTGTATTCCTGGTAAGTTCATTGCTAAAATATTACCGCTTCTCTATTAGCTTCTCGCTAACTATCCGCTCAATCTTCTCGTCCAGCGTTTCTTCTGTGATAGGTGTCGGGTCGTGTTTAGCGATAACCGCTTTTACGTCTTTGCGATCTTGAATTTCTTTGTTGTTTGCGTCCCACACAATCCCATTCTCATTACAACCTGATATTTCTATTCCGGCATTGCGTAATTCTTTTGATAAGGTTTCTATATTTATCATGTCATTATCCTTTTAGTAACCCGTGTAATCTATATGTTGCAAACGATCCAGTGCTGGAAGCGTTAGATACATCTTGAATGATTGCTATATAGTTGTAACCCAGCGCGGGTGTGTTTACTCTGGAAATGGCAAATCCAGCATAATCGGTATTGTTTGATTCTGCTAGCACCGTTGTATCAATCGTAACAGCGTTTAGCGATGCGCTAAGTCTGGCAATATAGGAAGCGTTGTCAATCTTTAGTTTTGCGTTTAGAAAATAAGAGATTGAATCTTCTACATACCCAACTATGAAATCTACCATGTTGGATAAATCGTTGTTATAGTATCTGTCGTCTACAGAATTGTAAGTGTGTGTCGTTATATCCTGTGCAAATAGTCTTTCTTCTACCTTGTTATAGTAATTCCATAGATACCTATGTATTATTGTGTCCTGACATTTCTGCGAACCATCAATCCAGATAGTTCCAAGATAGCGGTAATTTGTTGCACCAGTTTTTACTAATACTCCATCCTGCGTTGTAAGTGCTGTTGCTCTGGTTGCACCATTGGTCCATACCGTACCTGATAATGTAAGCGTTCCTGCGTTGTTATATATAAATATGTCGTACGGTTTTGAAGCGGTAAACGCGCCAACCGCCAGGGTGAGTTCGGTAAATGAATGTAGTATCCACCTGCTTGTTGTTGCATCGTATAACTTTATTTTGTTGCCTTTGTAAGGGGTGAAATATACATTTGTTTTATCTGCTTGACCGGTGGTACTGACTGGCACACCCGTTTCAAGTGTCAATCTCCCCTCAACCACATCATATCCAATGTCTATTTCTGTTTCATCGTTTACTGCATCATCTGTGATAACTGCCCCCGTAATGTTTAGATAGCTTCTCTTTGTCTTTGCTGTTCCGTTGTCTTTTATTTCCCAGCCGAGTGTTCCTAATCCTGCTGATTTCCACGATGAGCCATTAGACACAAACCATCCTGCGCCGCCTTGATATACGGTTGCAAGCGCGGCAGATGCATCATCTACCACGTTCAAATCTTCATCTGCGTCTGCGCTGTTGAAGATAAGGAATCCGTGATTGTCTAAGCTCTCTGCTGGTAATGTAACCGTTCTGTCTGCTCCGCCCGGATCAATGACCTGGATTACTGTATCTGAATCCGTCAATGTAATGTTATCTGTTGCTGTGGTTGTGTTAGATTGTTCTGCTTCCAGCATTTGACGTAAACCAATCTCATAGTCTGATATGGTTACGGTCATTACGTTCTTTTCTATCTGGATGGTATCGCCTATGGTTTGGGTAATCTTTAGCTCCATTGTGTTACCCTCCTGTGCAGCAGTACTTCTCCCTCTACCAAACAAACGTCCGCGTCTGCGTCTGCTGCGTCCCGCAAATATAAGTCATACACCGCCCGCTTGAAATTGAGTGCGTCTGTTTCCGATTTTGTTAGTGTTAGTTGTATCGTTCCTGTTGCTGCGGTAATAACAATCTCCCCGCTGGTTGTGCTTAGGGTTTCGTAAATTTCTGCGCTATTCTCGCTCGGTCTTATCTCCATCTTCGCGCTATATCCGGTTAGGGATTTGGCTACACCATTGGTAGATAATTCCAGGGTTAGCGTCCACTTTGCTCCCTGTTTCATTTCTATATCGTAGGTTATTGGTAGTTGGCTCATCTTAATTTCCTCTTTAGAGTTTTATACGCATCCGGGATTGTTCGTGCTTCGTGTTCCCATATTGCTATTGGTTTTCCCGCTGATCCGCCCATCATGCTTTCAATCCTTGTAAGGCGGTATGACACATCATCCTTTGTGCCGCCATGCCAATACTCGCCCAAACATTCAAGCGGCGTTGGTAATGGGTGTGTGTAAACCAGAAAATCAACCACGTAACCGCCCGCAAACATTCTGCCCCCACCAATCGGGAGCTGGTATTTGTAGTCCAGTTTGAGAGAATCCAGCGCCTTAGATACACGCCATTCAAGTTTCGATCCTGCTTCCCGGCCATTGATAAGCCCAGTTTCTTCTTCTGCTTCTTTAGGCGTTTCAAGGGCATGGGGTTTTGCGCTGATCTTTTTACCTTTTGGTGTCTTGAATCTGAATACATCGCTCACCTTATATCTCCATTACCGATAGCTGACCAATATATCCTTCTTCGGTTTCAAAGGACGGTACATTCTCGCTGGGGTCAATGAATACGTTTTTATTGTCGTATCGCTTATGGTTGCTGTGCATGACCAGCGGTGTCAGTTCACTCGCCCACTTATCAAGCAAGTCCAATTTATCTTCTGCATTGTGTTCGTCTGGTTCATCCAGTAATGTTGTGTCGTTATCCATTGTGCGGTATGCAAACCCATAAGCAAACTTAATTGGTACTCTTGATACGTTCTCCAGTACGATTGCTTTTACAATAGGCGTTACAGTGTTGTCTGCTGTCATTAGCCGCAACCTGATCCGCAATCGTTTACCGTTCTCCCCGTATGTTTCTTTCAGTTGTGATTCTTGAATTGGCGATGTATCAAAGTCGCTCGGTAGTGTCGTCCAGTCTGTATCTTCATCCACCTGATAATCTGCTTTGATTGTGATGTCCGCATCATCGTCTAAGTTTTCCGTGAATAGCTTTAGTGAATGATAAAACTTATAGATGTCGTATAACCCTGCGTACATATACCCAAATGTGATTGTGCTTTCGTGTACCCAGCGCATGTTACTATCGTTGGTCGGGTTGATCTCTCCTGATGGGAATGGAATCCAAATAATGTCATCGCCTACGGTTATCCACAACCGGTCCAGCGTAGCGCCTGGTATGGTTTGGAATCGTATATCTCTGATCTGCTGGCCTATAACCGGTGCGCGGTAAACTTCGCAATACCCGCTTCCGTCTGATGCGCCTGTTGAATTACCCAACACACTTGAATAGCCGGAAGAACCCGCGTCAATAGCTAAGTACAGTCGTCCAGGATAGCCCGCAATTTTTCTTACTATGCCCTGTCTATTAGATGGTAGCCCATCGTCCCTATTAGGACCTACATCATCCAGAACAGTTGAGTAGTATCTTTCCATCCCGTTTAGGAATGAGAAGTAAAGATATACATTATGAGATATTGAAGATAGCCCGTTGGTGTATTCCTGTGCATTGTGCATTTCTCTAAGCGGTATTTCATCCGTAATATAGGCGCCGACAGAATCTTTGGTCATTTTGAATACTGACCCCTCGCGCATGACCCATAAGTTTTTGTTCTCGTCCCCGTACTCTACTATGCTGTTTATTTTGCCCCAATCGTCCTTAAAAGTAATGGCGGCGGCGAATGTTAGATTAGTTCCCCACGCCGCTATGGTATCTTCTAATGCTACGCTGATGTTCCCCGTCGCGTCTTTGTTGTTTGCTTTCCAAATGACAAGTCCTTCGCTGCTTCTGACGGTACTCATAAATACCGCTTTGTTCGTTCCGTCTGCGGCATATTCGTAGGTTGCTGTTCCGGAGTTGTTATACCAGCGCATCCGGCGCATATTTATATCGTCTCCCTGGCAGATGTAGCATATTTCGTTTACCACCAATACATCGCTCACGTTACCGGTTAGCCCGTGTGTGGCGCTGGCTATTAGCGTCCACTTGCCTGATGAGACGATCACATACTCCGTATTGGTTGTGTGTGCGATAATCCAATCGCTATCTACCGTAAGTGCTGTTGCCGTGTTACCTGTGATTACTCTCCATGGTTGTTCTTCTGTTGAACCGGGACCACCTATTATCACCACCACAGATCCGATCCACTCATCCGCTACCCATGATTTAGTTGCGTCCACCAGGGTAGATAGTGCGCCACTATTTGAATCTGCTACACCCCTGTCCCCGTTGTAGTATAGTTCTGGCGTGCCGCCTGTATTCATTACTGCGTACATCATACGCTTGTAAGAAAATAGTTTCGGTTTATATCCTGCGTCTGCATCGGTTATTCGATAGTACATATCCACCGCTGACGCGCTCCAGATCGTATTATTTCCGGATTGTTTAGTATCTCCGGCGTTGTCGTTTACCGCTACCATCCAGCAGTTATCATCTTCACTTGTCGCGTTGGAATAGACTTTGATCCAATAGGATGTGCCCGATGTCAGTGCTTGCGTTGTAATATCAAACCTATAAAATTGGCTAACAACATCATCTATGGTTGTTGTGCTTACTGTCTGGCTTTGAAGTACGGTATCGGGATCGCCCCCGCTATCAGAGCAAATCTCTATGGTTAGCGTGCTGTCTGGTGTTCCCTTTCGTTTGATCCATAAGTAGATATATTCCGAGTTATAACTTGCACTGGCTGAAAACTTGGCTGCAAGATATTTTAGATTGCCTGTTAGCATGGATATCCAGCGTACACTTCCCGGAAGATTGAAGTCCTGATTACGCGTGCCAGTTGTATAGGTGTCCTGACCACCTAAAAATATCTCACCAAACATGGTATTAGCACGCCACCCGTCATAGTAGCGCGTAATATCATCGTCAAAGTCCAGCATCCCACGGCCACCACTCCAATCGTCCTGCGCTATCGGCGACCATGGCGGTTCAAAATCTGAATATCCCTGATTACCCGATGTGGTTTTCATGGCTGTACGCGGTATTGGCCTGCGTTGAATACTCTTTGGCCTGCGCTGCCCCTTGCTATCGCTGATGATCAATCCAATCGTATCTGTGCCATCGGATAAACTTATATCGTGTGTCGGCCTGGTTTCGTTCGGTCCTACTCGTATCATTTATCCTCTAATAATTCGCTAACCGCGGTTGCGGATTGCCTATTTTGATGTCGTATTTTTCCGCCATTGATAAGGCGTATTGTACGTTTTCTTTTGCCTCGTTTAGTAGTTCTATCTGCTCTGGCGCGTTCTTTACCATGTAAACATATTTTTTGCGGTATAAACTTTCGATTGATTTCCATATCAACCAGCGCATAGAGATTGTCGGCTCAATAGATCCGCTCTCGGTTATCTCCCCATGGCTTCCCAAATACCATAGCCGGATAATGCGGTCCTCTTGTGTTGGGTATCGCCCGGAAGAAAATATCAGTTTTCCATCGTACTCATGCCAATAGTAATGCTCAGCCCATGAGTAAGGTTCTGTTGAGTTCTTTGCTATCTGCACGGTATATACGTTCTCTACCCCTGATGGCAATGTGTATTCTTCTGTATCTTCTATTACAGTTAAGGTGTCATTCTTCATTAGCGTTTCTTCATACCGCAAGGTATCAAGTACCGCCTGCTTTAGTAGATATTTTGGGTAGTCTGCTGTTGCTAATCCATAGGTAACGCCCGCTACGATTGCATTACTCATTGTCGCAAAGGTTACGGTATTACCATCATGGGTGTTTACTTTTACGCATTGACCGGAATTGTCGCCAGATAATATCCATAGCGTTCCGTTCTGGTAATGATCTGCTGTTACTTCCAATCCCGTATCTATAAGGGATGTTGTTGATCCGCCTGTCGCTGTTCCCTCATATACAAGGCCCATTGTCCGGGCCACTTCCAGCATGACTTGTATTAGCGTTGGCATCTTTAGTTACCGTTCCACTTTCTCTTTTGCTTATCTCTCCACCCCTCTAATGATTTCTTCTTATTCATTACGTCAATCTTTCTCTCGCTGCTGAATACAATTTCATTCGTTCTAATTTCGCGGAGATTGAATGTGTTGCTTTTCTTTCCGATCACCTTTTCGATCCTGTAAAGCATGTTTATCCTCCCGGATTATTCGCCCGTATTCATCGTATTTATGCCATGGCATACCCGGGCTTATTATTCTGTTTGGGTGTAGTTTCTTTGCCATGCGCGATTCCGCTGGTATCTCTGTTACGGTTACGTCCCCACCGTACTTCTGCCGGATTGCGTCTGCTACACCTTTATCCTTGACCCGGAACGCTCCAAATCCTTTTCCAAATGGCATTTTCTTTCCGTTTACTTCAACGTCAAAGTCGCGCCTGGTTGCTTTTATTATTTCGTATTGTTTATCCATAGTGAATTAGAAAAAGGGCAAGGGCATATAATGCGCCCTCGCCCTTCTATATTTGTCGTGCCAACCTCCATTAGGCAACGCTTACTGTGCCCATATTGCTGAATAAGCACCAGTTTGTACCATCAAACACAAGCCCAACTGCTTGATTGGCGGTTGCCATAGTTATGGTCGTCCCATCTTTGAAGTGCGCCGGGGTGATTACCGCGTTGTATCCTGCGGTATCACATTTGATAATCTTCATCTGACCCGCTGCCGATCCGTCCGCGAGCGTCATTGCTAACGCGCCTCCGGAGCTATCCAGGGATGAGTAGAGTGTAGTAACGGGAATTGCACCAGTTGCCGCAATAGCAGTGGCAGAACCACCGCCAATAGTCGAACCAGTAATACCACCGTCTTTATCCACTACAAACTTTTCAGCCCCATCCGAATCGCGGCAAACAATAAAGTCGCCAGCCTGCGAAGCTGCACCATCAATAGTGAGGATGTCATTTGCGGCGGTTTCTTGTTCGATCTTGCTTTCGCCTTTGAGGGGGACCGCCATTCCCTCGTAAGTTCTATTTCCTACAGTCATTTCATGCCTCCTTTAGGCCTCTGCACTCACTGAATATTCACCGCGTAAAATGCGATTTTCTGCAATGCGGCCATATCCACCGTAGAATTTCCAGCCCAGGGTAACGAATTGATCGAGGTTACCAGTCCGCTTTGGACCAACCACCTGACCATATTCACCGATTTCGGTTGCGTACAGTTTGGCAAGTGAAGCTGGTCCACCATACATGATAGTGAATACGCTGTCTGCGTTCCGTACTGCTACGCCGGAAGCGTGAGCAAAACGAAGCCCACCATTCGGACCCTCACCAATGATGGTGATGGTTGTGCCGGATACCGATGCCACTTTCACGCGCTCATTACCTGCATAGTGCGTGTTGGCGGTTTCCTCTGTGCCAATGGTTAGCCACTGACCAGCCGCAATGTTTGTGTTCGCTGATACTGTGATGGTCAGGTCAAGGGGGTCTGCCGCTGCGCCAAGTGTGGTTGCTACTGCCGAAGCGTTGTCTGCTCCTGCCGCGCCGAACACTTTAGCCCATGGGCTTACGATCAACCGGAATGGCCCGATCTTTCCCAACTCGAAGTTGAGATGGATTCCCATATCCTGATACAAACCAATCGAATCCACGTTTCCACCCTCGCGGATGTCGTGGAATACGTATGGGTGCATAACCGCCATCCATGCTTCGCCGCCATCAAACTTGAAGCCGGGTACTTTCATGGATAACAGAAGCGATTGCGCTTTAGAAAATTCTGCGTCTGACGCGTTGTGAGTTGCTGTGCCTGCGTCCAATGACGCGCGTACTGCCGCCTGTTGGGTGAGAGAACCCTGTGTCGCTGCCGCTTGCGCTAACAGATCAATGGATTCCATCATGTTCTTACCAACTTTTTCGTGCATTTTCTGCCCGTAGTCGGTGTATGCCTGGATCAATAGTTTTTCTGACGCTTGCAGTGCTTCACCGCGAGAAGTCGGGGTAATGCTTGCGAGTGCGTCTGCCAATACCTGGGGGGCAATATCGGTATCCTCGGGGATTACCGTTGTCCCAGGGGCCATATCCGCAAGGAATGGCACGTTTACGGAGCTACCGCGTTTCAGCTGCTCCATGTTCTGTCCTACCGGAGCTGCCATCTGGTCGTACAGTTTCACCGCTTCCGCGGCTTCCAGATAGTTTTCAACGTATCGCGCACGAACGCTGTTGCTTAGGGTAGACGTAGTTTCAATAGTCATGTTATTCTCCTAATTTATTTATTTGCCCTCCAGCAGTGTTTTGATTTCTTTCCGCTTCGCTCTTACTTCTGGCGTTTGCGGTTTACTTTGCAATTCAAGCAACTCTGCTCCAAGGGCTTCTGCGTCCCGGCTGGGATTCGATCCCGTTGCCATGGACGATAACCGGGCTGCGGCTGGCGTTTCTAATCGCTTAGCTTTCGCTTCTGCCGCTGCCTTATATGTTTCAATGAATGTCAATGGATCGTCCATCTTGATCATTGCGGCTTCGGGATCTCCCTGCATTACTGCACCACCGTTCTGCTCATCAATCTTTGCTAACATCTGATCCATCACGACCCCGGCTGATGGCTGTGTACTTTGTGTCCCCTGCTGATTCACCTGACCAGCGTCCATCGGGTTAGACGAGGACTGTCCGGTAGAAGCTAAGGTTTCGTCCAGTATGTTCTGTCGCGCTTTGGCTAAGTCTGATTCGCTTAGCTGTACTCCTGACTGTTTCATCAGTTCAGCGGTCTGGTTGAAATTGCTCAACTTCTCTGACAATGCCTTGTCAAAGTTACTCGCCATTTTGTCGGTCAAGCTCTGAATCTGACGGTAGTTCTGGTTCATCAAATCCATCACTTCTTGTCGAGTAATAGTGCTTGATTCTGTTTGTTCTGCGCTCTGATCCTCTGTTACTGTTCCCTCTGGATTAGCAGTCTGCGAATCATCTGGAGTAGGTGTTTCTCCCGAGTACAAAACTTTTCCATCTTTAGAGTTATCACTCATTTTGTTTCTCCTTTGTTTGTAAGGTTCGATACAGAACAAAAAGGGACAAGTCATTTAGACTTGTCCCTGGCTTTCGCTCTGCTTAGACGTACTAATTATAGCAAATATTTACCTAATATGCAAGTTATCTTATCATGTAAACAAGTTCTTCATCAACCCATTTTTTCAGGTTTCCGTATGGCATACCTGCCTTTTCCCAAACATAGCGTAATGCTTCCCATGCTCCCGGTCCCATGTTCCGACCCGTGAGTATGTAACCTTGTAATTGGACCATCAGTTCTTCCGGCATTGATCCTGTCAGTTGTTCTTTCATCATGGCGTTTTCCTGCTGATACTGTGCGCTTTTGTATGCCATGATCGGCTCTATCTCTGGATGTGCTGAACGGTATTGATCCTTCCACTCCCAATACTCTAATAGTTCGGGGTGATCGTTTAGGTACACTTTCTGCTTATTTCTTGGCGTGTCAAAGTACCGCTGTTCTATTGCAAACCAGTTTGGGAATTCTTTGTTTCTTGTGTCTGAATAGGTCTGATAGGAATTAGCGGCGTCCGCGTCCCACATATCAACCATTGGCATTTGCCCCGTCTCTGGTGTTACCTGTTCCATCGGGACCATCGCGCCTATTCTGTGCGCCCACTCTGCCATTTTGTCTATCGGGATTGCGTCATATACACGCTGCTCCATAAAGGCATCCTGAAATTGCGGTCCTAGTTGATCTCTTACAAGCTGCTTATCCGCGCTGTCTAATGACATATACCGGTCCCATATCTCGCTTACCAGAAAGTTTTGTAGTCTTTCATCGGGATTATCTTTGATCGCCATACGCGCTTCAAATACAGGGTTTTCCTCCAGAAATGTGTTTAGTGCCTGCTTATCACCCATGTTGTATCTATCCCATGCGTGGCTGTAATCATCCTTTAGGTTTAGATATTCCAATTCGCCCGTTGGCAATAAGCCTGATGGGTTTAGCGAGTGGAATACCGCCGCTGCAAATTGCGGGATGTTCGCCCCGTTCTTAGCTGCCATAACCGCTGCTGATCCGGGTACTCTCATTGCCACCTCTTGTCTTACCCTGTTTACCGCCTCCGCGTATATATCACCAGTTCTATTTACCATTGCCAGCTTAGCTTCTTTTATTCCCACCTCGCCATCTGCCACCATGTTTGCAAGCTGTCTATCCACGTAGTAATCGCCATACTCTCCAAACATAGCTACTGCCGGTGTCATTTTTATACGCCTTAGTGCGCCCTCGGTCATGTCGCCCGCTTTACCTACCAGTGAGCCAATACCTGATAAGAACGGTATATCCTGTGTCAATGTTTCTACCGCCTGGGTGGTTTTTAGGAATGGTGTCGGCTGTATCTTTTCTGGCTTTCCTCGCATCAGGTCATACGGTACGGTAAGATACATTGCTGGCGTTGCCATAATGGAAGCTAATGACATTGGGTTGAACGTACCCAATCGGCTATTAGCTTCTGCCATTGCCATATCCCATACATCGCCGCTTCCGGCTTCTCGTGCTTGTTCTGCTTGTGCCGGCGTGATCTTGCCATCGTCTGCCATCTCATTGATCACGTTGTATGTTTCGTGCCTCAATGAGTTCTCTAAGTATGCGGCTCTATCAACAGGATCGTTTAACTGTGCAAACGGGAATAGCTGGCGCATTGGGTCTTGCCATAATCCACCGCCCATCCAATCGGGAAGGTATGGAGCGTTCATTCGCATCTTTCCTCTTAGTCGTGTTGGTATGCCATCGCGCTCCATCTTCTCCTGCATATCCTTATATCTGGCATAAGTCGCATATAGTTTTGGCTGATCAATAGATCTCATAGCCCAGTTAATCATTGATTTTGTGTACCAGAATATATAAGGGAATGGGACAGATATTAGTTCGTCAAACCCGGTGCGCCTGCTGTAATTGATTAGCGCCTGATCTCTCTTTGCCATTGCATAATTCATGGCGGCGTATTTTGTGCTGTTTAGGTCGTTCTTTGTCTGGTTGATCCACTTCACAACCTCCGGCCTGATGTCGGCTGGAATGTCTGTATCTACGTTGATCGATTTGTAGTTCTGGTATTCTCTCTTGTATCTATCTTTTATGGAATCCAGCATCCTGTAACCGTACATATCCAATGTTTCTGACATTCCTTTTGACTGGAACATGGGCTGTGGTGTTGTGCCTAAAGGATTCTCACCCTCTATCTTTACGAACATCCTATCCAGTACATCGCGGATCAATACCTGCCGCCCGTTTACCTCGATTGTTGCGTCAATATCCATGTCGTACTTTGTTTTTTGGATGGTTAAAATGTTGCGCAACCACTGTGCAAACTTGGCAAATACCGCCTGAATTTTCTGCGGTAGGTTCGGGTGATCGTCTGCCATATACTTGGTAAACCCGTCTGCAAACTTTTCCTCTGATTCCTCGTACCGGATTCTTTCAGCGTCTGTGATCGTACCGTTATCGAACTTCTGTTCTAACCGTGCTAATTCTTCTGCGTTTTCTAACCCAGTCCACTTTGCCACTGCTTCAAGGTCGTTACCATCTAACGTGCGCCGGAACGTGTGTCCGTTTTCGTGTACGAATGTCTTTAGGTCTGACCATTTAGTCATTAGAATATTGGCCGCACCTGTGTCTTTATCAAACTGCGTTGCGCCTTTGACCAGTGGATTCTCTACTGCCGGTTCACCTTTCTCAATCCGCATGGCTTCCAACGCCCTTACTGCTACCTCTGGCGTGATGTCGTCTATGCTTTTATATTTCGTGTCGCTGTACTTGTTGATCGTATTCAATATAAGTTTGTTATTTGGCGCTCCATCTTTCGTGGCCGTTGGAATACCGTACTTGTTTGCAATACTGAATAGGTCAAGATCGCGCTGGTATAAGGGGATGCCCTCGTAAACCATCTTGCGCATGTCGTCTGTTATGTCAAAGGCGTGTACCGCAAGATCGCCCTCTGTTTCTGTGTATGCGTCCCTTACTGTATATCCTGCTTCTCCAATATCCTGTATTGCCTGTTGTGCGGCTTCCATTGTTTCAAATGCGTCATAGGGATCACCGCGCTCGTCAAGTACTTCATAGCGTAATCTCCCGGGATCATCAATGGTTTTCGTTTTGATTATCGTTTCCCCAACCTCTGCGCCATACTTTCGGATTAGCTTGTTGGTGTCGTGGATCATTATGTAGTCATAGAATCCCCTCATGCCCTCGCCGCCTACTTTCAAATCATCACCAATCAGGGTTACTTGTTTATTTGGATCATCCATGATTCTGGCTGTGGGATCATCGCCAATGTATTCAGATAGCTTATCCGGCGATACGGTTTTATCAAGCATTACACTACCATCTTTGATACCCTCTAATTGATTAGTGGTCTTGTCGTATTTGATCTCGTCCACGTAATTAGCAAGGTTATATCTCTCCGCCTGCACTTCCCCAGGCGTCCATGCTACCCTGTCATATCCATTCTCTACCGCCCGGCGGATCATGCGTTTCATGGATAGCATGTTCCATGATGATTTGAATGAAGCATCAGGGATACCTGATTCAACGAGAGCGTTTAGAGTGTTGATTGCTTCGTTGATTGATGATTGTCTATTATATGATAATGATGTTATCTTTTGGCCATTCTCGTTCTCCACCCAATAGGTTGGCTGTAAAACATCAGGGTCGCCCTCTCCATTTGACATTACTTTATATCCGTCCGGCAATTCGGTAATGCGGTTTACTAATTGTTGATACCCCTCTTTTCTCCCCGCCTGATGCCAGTCTGATTGTATTTCCTCAATGTATAATACTTTCTTACCGTCTGCATCTATGCGGTCATTGAAGCGGATATGCGCTAATACATTGGGTTCGTCCCAGTGGGAGGATTGATAGCCGCCCCATTTATTAGCCGGGTTATTTTTGGATAAATAATCTATCGCTTCTGCCTCTGTTGCAAACTCTATCCAATTTCCGCTACCATCTGGTACATCATAAGTTCCTTTGCTCGTCTGTGCCACTCTAATATCTGGGTCTTTCATCGGCAGCGTCAATAGCAGCTCGCGGTAGTTCTCGTAGTTGCCCTCGGTGATTAGGGGTGGTTTTCCATATTTTGTTGTAATATTCATCTGGTCCTGAATATATGTTCTTGCTTTTTCTAAATAATCTCCCAAATAAAATTCAAGGGCAGTATCTACCCTTTCATCATCTGTCATTTTTTTCCAATCTTCAAAAGTAGTTTCTCCAGAAGGATCTATATATTCTGTATATCGATCGTAATCAGATACGTCTTCTAGTGCCATCTCTCTTGCAACCACTCTTTCATCCAATACCCCCGCTACCGCATTTATTACCTCTTCAACCCTCACCGCATTATCAGCAAGATAGTCCAGTGCTTCGGTTTTCGTTATCATCTCGCCGGATTTCTTTTTGGCTTTGATGTACTCGTCAAATCCCGTGTCTTGGATTTCTTCTTTCTTTACTTTTCCTTTCAACCAGTTGTCAAACTGATCTGCTGACATACGGTTTGGCATACCCTCAATGGTTCTTTGCAGTTTTGAATAGTGCCATACTTCCGGTAGTTCTCCAGTTTCGTATAACGCTTTCAGATATTGAATCGGCTCGTCCACATACTTGATGCTTCCTAATACTTTCTTGTAAAACTCTCGCGGATGATTGCCCGTATCTCTGGCCCACTGCTGCGCTTTCAGGTCGTAAAAGTCCATTATTCCGTCCAGCATTTCATACGATAAGTTTGGCATGGCTTGATCCACCATCTCTTTGATGGTGTTCTTCGGGAGAAAATCGTTTGACCAGTAGTTTATTATTTCCGCTTGTAATTGTGGATCGGTGAAGAATGTATCCACATCCCCAGCCATATCAGAATTTAGCACTGCGTTTAGTTCGGCTGCTGCAATATCTTTTCCGCCTAATAGGTATGCGCCCTCAATATCGGGGTGGTAATATTCGCCTGGTAATTTCTGTCCCGTTGCTTCGATACCCATATCATAATCGCGTGCTTCACTTCCAAGCAATCGGTTTATTATTATTTCTTTTATCTGCCCTGTGTATTGGTTTGTTTTGTTATTGCCATCAACCAAATAGCGGATAGCGTTTTCAACCGTTCCTCGATTTACCCTATCATTATCGGCATATAACTTTCTGTACCAGCTAACATTAGTTGATGACATAGCTTCCACATGATCAACGTCCTGTATCTTTGATAGTGGATCATTCTCCATTATCTTTATACGTTTTCCTGCATCACCCATGCCAAATTCTTTTAGCATAGCTTCTGCTTCTTGCTGTATCTTTGTTCGCAATACTGGCGGTACGCTGTCGTCTATGGGGTTGTCTATGATCTTCTGCTGGATTCCTTTTGCCAGGTCTGCTTCGGTGGTTACAACCCTTTCCATCATGTTACGGATCAAGGCATCATTAGATTTTAGTGCGATGATTTCCGGTATGTATTTCTTCTGAACAAACTCTGACCAGCGGTTATTCTTCTGCATCAGATTATCAGGTGGGTTGTTTTTTATATCCTGCCATTGCCCCCGCATATCATCAATCATTCTTGATCTGATTGAAAATCCTTGCGCCCGCCATTGTCTTGCTAATGGTTTGTTTCTTGCCAATGCGATAAACGCTTCGTCCGCTTTGCGCAGATTACTTAGTTCTAATTCCCATGCGCTCTCGGATAAGTCCTGTACTTCTTTTGCTGTTTCATCATAGAGCAGTTTGTAAGAATCAGATCCGTATTCTACATCCTTTATCTTTTCTATGAAGTCCGCCCATTTTTGATCGGCGGTCTTGTAGAATCCTGACCAGTTATCTGACGTTTCTTTCATTCCACCCAGGATTACTTTTACATTCGGGTTGTCTTTAGCAAATCCCATGGCGGTAAATATGGCATCCATTGTTGATATGCGCCATGCGTCCTGCTCCCTAAACTTCCAATCGTACTTCTGCTTTAGCATCTTGTACTGTCGGGTCCATTCGCCTCCATCCATGTTGGGTTTACGCGCCCATAGGTCATTCATATCTTCGCGATACTGCGCCCATGTAAAACCCAAATCTATCTCTGCATCTACAACCTCGCCCATGGCGGCGGTTATGCCCTCGGATTCGATCAATACTTTTTTGGCTTCGATGTTGTCTATCAATTCCTGCGCCCGCATTTCCATGATCTTGTTCTGCATACTGTTCTGTACCTGTATAAAGGCATTATCAATATCGTCTGGTGTCTTTGCATTTACAAGTAATCCATCCAGTTCGTCCAGGATTCCATGCGCGGTAAAGACTTCTACCAGCATTTGTTTTGATGCTGCTACGTCTGTGTTGTTTAGTACAAAGGATTCCGCAACCTTATATACAATTTCTGTTGCGGTTAGATTGCCCTCCCCGTATGCGTTCTGGTCTATCTCTTTTGAGTTTATAGATTTCTCAATTGCCCGGTATAGCTGGTCTGTTGCTTCCTCTCCCAATACCTGTTTGATGTGGTCTGGTAACGGCCTGATCCCCACTTCCCTCACCCACATACTTGATTGCATGTGTTTCAATGCGCTCATGTATGCTTGTCTGGATTCTGATTGTTCTATCTTTCCCGACAATACTCCGAACACGCCTATCTTATTTCGTACACCCCTTACCGTCTTTTGTGCCGCAGATAATAAATCCTTTTCCTGTTTGATCGAATCGCTTACTTTGGTAATCCTCCCGTTTGCGTCAATGGCAAATTGTTGTTTAGCTAAACTATCCTTGCCTAATCCCATATCCATGCGGGTTGGTAATATTTCAAACCGCTCCAGGTATTTGTTTATCTGTGGTCTTGTCATCATTCCTAATAACCCGTCTGATGCTCTGGTAACGATGTTATTCACAAAGTTGTTTACCATATAGCCGGGGTTGAATCCCAATACCAATAGCGATTGAATATCCTTTAGCATCCCCGCAAATCGCATGAATTTACCGTCTGGCTCTAACCCAAACCGCGCTACCATAAACTCGGCCAGCTTCTTCTTTACCGCTTCGCCCACTTCCACCTTGAATTGGTCTGGTGCTATTGGTAATGCGTCCTTACCTGTAAATACTTCCAGTTGTTCTTTGAGCAGGTCGGTGGTAATTCCGCCCATGTCTTTGATTCCCTGTTCGGCTGCTGATTTCTTTAACACTTCCGCTAAGTCAAGATTCTTTACAAACAAATCATCCAATATCTCGCCGGGTTTCTTTCCCATGGTGTCGGCTATACGGTTGAGCAGTGCGCGCCTTTCACCTGGTGTTACCCATTTGTTTGTATGGATTTCATCAATCAATTTCTCTGCGTCAATACTTCTAAGCCCCTCGGCCATTGCTGCGCCTATCGGGCTGATGAAGTTCTGCGGCTCTAACAGGTTTCCGCTCATGCCCTCCGGATTCACCATCTTCGCAAACGCTTCGCCCGTCATGGCTGCGTCCACCTGGCCGGATGTTTTCATAATCTTGATATACAGTCCAATATCATCCCCGGCCAAGTTTCCCAATACGTCAAAATGCTGCGTTATGTTTGCGTATGATACTTCCGCCTTTGATTGTGGTGTTAGATTGACCAACTTATTGAACCAGTTGCGTACTCCCTTTAGCGGCCCATCTTCTATTGGTTTGAGCGGTATAAAGTCTTTAGGCAGTCCTTCATCCGTCAAGTCGCCTAACACTTTGTCTGCCTGCGTGTAATCCTTTGGTGGTATAAAATCATCAGGACCATTCGCGCCTGGTATAACGCCGGTCTTTATAAACGTTTGATATTTAAGTACACCATCAAGCAATCCCGCTGATCCCTGCAACCTGCCACCACTGATAGCGGGTGCTAACATATTGAGTGGCATTGGTAAACCGTCCACGATTAGGTTGGTCGGCGTTATCTTATCGAATGACGCTAATATCTTCGGGTTGTCGGTTAGATTTCCGATTACCCTCATTGTGCCTTGTGTAATGCTTGGTGTATAGTTTAATGGATCCAAGATGTTCTGTATGACGAAGTCATTGACCATACCCTGCGTACCAAATTGCTGGGTATAGTCGTTCACTGCCTGTACCGGATCTGCTCCGGCTTCGATCTTTACCACTATATCATGCAGCGCATTTACCCCAAACTGATAACCCTCTGGTAGTTTCTGCGGGTCTGCGAATCCCATATCCCAACGGTAAACTTCCCCCGCTTCTGCTCCACTCTCCCTTGCGCCCTCTAAGTTTATGGTTTCTGCTATCTGCTGGTAACCATGCGTAATTGTCTTCTCTGTCGGTGCTGTTTCATAATAAGCTGCTGCCGCTTTCCATTCTTCTTCCAGGTCTGACCACGAATCGATTACCGCCAGGGTATCATCATCCATTATCTGCGCGGCTGTACCGATTGCCTGTTCCGTTGCCTGCCCGAAGATGGTAGTAAATCCGAATGTATCTACAAGTTTCCCCACTATCGGCATTGGCTTACCGGTTATAAGTTGGTATGCCGCCCCCAATCCAAATACCGCCGCGCCTATTGCTGCTCCCGTTGCTATTGCTGTACTGCCCGTTGCTACTCCGGCAATTATCAAACCTTTGGTAAGCAATGCGCCCATGCCAGCCCCGGATGCCGCTTGTAGCCCCGTCCTTACTGCGTTACCCGTGATTATTGATCCCAACGGCCTATCTGTCGGGTTATCTGCTGTTAGTGGTTGTGGCGTTGTTATTGTTTCCCACGCACGCTGATATGGGTATAGGTCGTCCCAGGTGTTGATCTGCTGCTGTTGTTCAAACTCGCCTATCTCTGTCGGGAATAGTGCTTCAAGTGGCGGTTGTTGCATGGTGTTGCGCAGGAATTGTGTGGCATCATCTTCTTCTGGTAAATATTTCCATTGCGTCCAATCTGCCCCCTGTGTTTCGGTAAAGTACTTATGTGCTGCTTCAATCCCTGGTATGTCTAACCATTCCGGTTGCTGCCAGTTTGGTGGTGCTGTGCGTATGAAGTTGTGATAGCGGGCAATTCTCTTTGGATCTTCCCAATAACCACGCCCCATAGTTGGCATCCATGTATCGCGCACATTTGGCTTTAGGGTTTGCGGGAAGTATATCTGTTCCTGCCGCATGAATTTCTGCGCTATAGGATTATCAAATAAACTTCTATTCACCGTCTTGCCAATCGGCGTAATTATCTGGTCTTTATTGCCACCATCTTTAGGCGTTCTGTATTTAGGACGCTGATCACCAACGCCCAAGTTTGGCTCATTTTTCAATTTAGATTCTCCAGTTTAGTAATGCAAAGTACCAGGCATAAGGGTTGTATGATGATCCACCACCATAACCGCCATAGCCACCATATCCACCATAGCCACCATATCCACCATAGCCGCCATAGCCACCATTATTAGCTGGTTGTGCTTCTGCTGTGCCCGGTGATCTAAAAAACTTCTCGGCTATCCGCGCTTCCCACTCGCTGTAATTTTTGAAGTCTTTTCTCCAATCATCATTAGTTGGAGGTGCGCCTACACCTTTATAGTAGCTGCTGCTTGGTCTTTGCCTTGATCCCTGCATCTCTGTGCGCCAATCGTTGAATGTCGGCGAAGAGCTTGCCCTATTCATTCTGTTTAGGTTGTCTAAGTACCCTTGTCCTGACCACGTATTACGTCCCGTTGTCTGCGGCTTACCTACATCACCAAACCTTATCGGCTGACGGTAATTGAATCTTGGAATATTGGATGGTTTGCTTTGGTTTGAATACCCACGTAGGTTTTTCTCCTGCTGCATTTCTCCGCGCCTGATCTGTGCTTGTACCTGCGCCGCCTGATTGGCTCTGGATTGTGTGGTTTGCTGTTGCTGGTATTGAATACGCTTCTGGTTTTCTATGGCCCTACGTGCCGCTTCTTGCTGTGCCCGCATTGCCGCTTCTTGCTCTACTTGATATTGGGTGGTATAACCCATTTTATTCAAATCTTCCCCCGTATATCCGCCCTGTGAATATATAAGTCGCGCTACCGGTGAATTAGCAAGCGTCGGTGTGCTGCCAGTTCTTGATACCGTTGTTCCTATTGTTCTTGTCGGTGTTGGTTCTTGATAATCTGGATATACGTACTCTACTCGTGCCATTATTTACCTCCATATTTTTTATCGTATCTTTTCACTACGCCGGGGATGCGTTGTTGTAATTCCTCTTTGATTTCCGGCGGTATAAACTCCTGCCAAAACAATGCCTTACTCATTTCCATTTGCGGCTTTGTGTATTCTGCTTCAAACTCACTCAACCACTTCTTAGTCTTTGTTTCGGCTAATAATCGCGCGTCCTGTATGTCAAATATATCCATACGCTATTCCTCCATCCCGTTAGGCGGTAATGGTTCTGTCATTGGACTGCCAAACTGTGCGCCCTGCTGCTGTGCCATTTGTTCCATCATCATTTGTTGCTGCATTTCAGGCGACATCTGTTCTTCCATCGGCATACCCTGTGGCGGTCCCTGCATCATTTCAGGGGGCATTTGTCCTGCTCCCGGCGGTGGCCCTTGCATAGCTTCAGGCGGCATTTGTGGCTGTGGCGGCATTATCATTTGTTGTAATGCCTGTTGTCCCTTTGCCCATATAAACCGCTCGCGTAGTATCTGCTTATCAATCTCTCCGCTCTGTTCCAGATCCACGAATAGCTTGCGTGCTGTTTCGTAGTCCATGATTGGGTGTTCTCCGCTTGTTGCGGCCATTGCCATTTGTATACTCTGGTTTCTGTCCTGCGGCAGATCGATCTTCAACTGCGCGTCAATGATCAGATCATCGGGTATCTCGCTTGCTTCAATATCCAGTACGCCTTTATCTTTAGTCTTGACTGATACCTTTCCACCCTGCTGATCCTTTAGCAGCATAAACGCTATCTCCATTGCCTGACCAATCGCGAATGAGCCGCGCTTTTGCATTGTTACCAGTGGCAGACGCCCGGCTTGATTGAGCAATGCAACCATGCTATATGGTGCATTTGCCCCAAGGGACTGCCCCAGCGCTGCGTCAAAGATGGATGATTCTTCTGATAATTCTTTGGCTATTTCCCATGCTTGCATGACCGCTGGATCAATAGCATTCTTTGCCATTGGCGATAATGATTCTCCCTGGAGCAGTTTGTTATATCCGCCCGGTACAGAATAGTCCGGCTTCAACTTGCGCTCTAATGAATTGGCTATAAAATTGAATGTCGGGTTGGCTGCGATTGCGAACATATTACTATATGCTATGGTTAGCATTAGGTTTTGTCTGGCTGGCAGCTCTGATTTCCATAACGTGTATAGGAATGGTTGTCGCTTGTGTTCCTCGTTGGCGTGTATGTTTGACCCGTCTGTAATTGTTGCCACTATCGGTATACATGGTAGATTGTGTTCCTCGAATAGCAGCCATCCATCGTTCTCGTCAATCCAGCATACATGATATACGTTGTCCCAATACTCACAATAGTCCACATCATCATCACGGTCTAACTTACCGATAATCTTTTTTGCCGCTTCCCCCCACTTGTCTTGCATTGATCCTGCTTTGGTTTCTACTTTGCGAAAGTATGCGGATAGTCCAAACTCATCATACTCCGGATAACCGGTACGCGGATCGAATACGTTGAACATGACGGGGGTTAGTTTGCTCATGCGCTCTATCCTGCGTTCTGCCGCTTTACCTGCGCCTTTGCTGTACTCAACCCAATCCTTAGTCAAATCTATACCAATATGCACTTCACCAAATAAGACCGCGCTGCTTACAATGTCGTAATTCACTTCTCTCTGCGCCACCCGGCCGCTCATTTCAAACATGGCAGCCGCTGTTTTCTCGATTAGTTCTGATACCCTGCGCGCGTCCTGATCGTTGGTGTCTGATGGTACGCTGAATTTTGGATCTGTGCTGCTCATTAGCCGGATAGCTCCCAACGCTTTATTACGCGCGTCCGGGCTGACCGTGTACTTGATATGATTGCCCTCTGATTGTGTCGGCTTCTCGCTATCGTCCCACTCCATCAGGAATATTTTTTCGATCTCATCGAACATCGTATTGCGTGAGGCGTAATTCGCTTCTATCCTGTCGAACCTGTCTTTGATTTTGTCTAACTGTTTAGACTTCTGTGCATCGTTCATCTTCTTATCTGCCATACTCTATAGTCCTTTCACTCGTAACCAGGGGGATCGATTCTCTGGTTGTCGTTGTTCTTCTTCAGTTACTCCAAACCTGACCGCGTACCATGCGGCCATTGCCAGGGAGAATACAAGGTCGTCACGATCTCCCTCCCTCCATGCTTCGTATGTGTCGTTCTTTGATTGCGTTACTTTCACCTTTAGGTTTAGTAGTTCGTTTGTTATCTGCTGTAAGTTCGGCAATCCGGGGGCCATCTTTAGTTGGCCATTCTGGAATAACACCTGTAAGTTACTGACCAAAATTCTCTTTGGTACCCGCCATCCTCCGAAATCTATATCATAGTTCTCTTTCTCTCCGGCGGTAAAGCTGACCGGTACACATCTGATTCTGTTCTTGCGCATCAGATCAACCACTGGCCGGCCCACTCCTGTTGCATCTACAATTACCATGTACTTATCGCCCAGGTTGAGCGCGTTGATCCTGTCAATCAGATTACTAATGATTGTCGGATAGGTTGTCCCCAAAGCAAATCGTTCTACGTGGCGCAGGTGATACTCTTTTCCCTCGTCCAGTATGGCGTTAGGCGGTAGTGCGTTGAGCAGGTCCATAGTAATATCGCGATTGATAATCTTCTTTTCCAGCGCAGTAAGCGCCGTGTAGTCTTGCGCTTGTCCTAAGTCCAGTCCAAAATAGATCAATTCACATACTCCAAATAGTTTTTATTTAACATTAGTTGATACGAGCCTACGATCATGTACCGCTTGCTGTCTATTTCCCGTAACGCGATTAGCAATGCTGTCTTTACTAATATCTGCTCCATCGTCCACCATGCCGGACCCTCTTCTCTTGTCATTGCACCACCTCGAACAATGGTTTTACCGAATCATCCATTGCCTTTTGTATGAGTTCGCTGGTAAATATGCTGTCAATATCTTCCCGGAATATGCACATGTACTCCTGGTCGAACCACCAATCGCCCATGGTCTTGCGCTCTTTCTCCAAAAATTCATCGCTGATTCGTGGGTTGTCGTATGCTGTAACCTGTATCTTTTTCCAGTCCGGATCATCATTGGCCCATGTATCGTAGAAATGTCCGCGCTGTCCGAACGGTGTGCTCATTAGCACTAATTTACCTTTGCTCACTGCTAACATTGGTTTGATACTCATGTATAGCGGCTCTCCTACTCTGGCCGCCTCGTCCTCGATGATCATTGTCGCACCGGAGAATCCTCTGATCGTGCGTTCTTCTCCTGGTAACGCTACTATCCTACTTCCATTCTCAAATGCGCAGGATAGTTTGTTATCTTCCATCAGTGCTGGCTTTAGTCCGGCTGGCATTTCTCTAATATACTCCCGCACTTTTTTGAACAGCTCCCCGGATTGTCTTAGGGATGGTGATACTAATAGGATCAGTTGTTTCTCTTTGGTTGTTGCCATGTATAGCGATTTCATAGCAGCGATTGTTGATTTGCCCGATTGCCGGGCGCAGTTGAGTATGAGCGATGATCCGTCCCACGTTAGTACGTCCTGTTGCCATTGGTCGGGATCATCCAGTCCGCACGCTTTAGCAAACTCCACCGCTGACCGTCTGGCGATTTCATTTTCAACCTCTGCCTTAGTCCAACCTTGTTTCTTCAAAGACTTTAGCAAGTATGTTGAGCTCGTCATTGGTTAGCCCTTCCAATCGGATAGTAGATTCATGCTTTGTATTTACCTCTAATGACTGTGCCGCCTTTCCGAGTTCCGCTTCTATAATTTCAGTAGCCACGTTTTGTTTTATTCTTTCATCATCACATTCAAGCCCATCTATCTTTACTTGCATAGCTTTTATCAGTGCGTTTTTTCTCATTTCCTTTGCCGCCATTAGAGTTTCCAGCGCCAGCATTTGCGCCACTTCGTCCACCAACTTTGGCCATCTGTAAGTAACCGCCGGATTTATACCTATGGATTCTGCGGCCTCTTTCTTTGTCGGATACTCTTGCAGTGCAACAACAAACCTAATCTGATCCTTTGATAGCTGGCGCAAGGTGTCTGAAATATGATTATTTGTGCTAATTTCTGTCATTTTGTATGTTCACTATCTTCAAGTGTAGAACCCGCTCTCTACTATCATCCTTCTGTTTCTTTCCGCTTGGTTTATACCCATAGTTCCCTTTTGCCGGGGCTAACCGTTAGATAGCTAACCCCGGCCCACAAGGAAGATGAAGAAGGAGGATTATTGCTTATTGAATTCGTCATATACCGCGGCTTCGATAGCGGCTTCGATTACCGCAAGATCCACGTTGTAGCCCTGTGCTTCCATCCATAATTGCAAGGTCTGTACTGCGTAGTCTTTCTTCTCGGTAATGTGTTCTGCCATCTCTGATTGTTCTGCCGCCTTTACAACAATATGTGCAAGTTCTTCCAGGATAAATGCGTAGTTATTATTCTCAGCCTTGAACGCGGCCCACATCATACGCGCCTTAGCGATTACCCATGACGTAACATACGCTGCTAATACTGGTGCGATTGCCAGCAAAATACCCTGCACAACTTTTGATAAAAACTCCATCCATACATCGTTCATCGTTTGTCTCCTTTTTACTATATAATAAAAACCCGATGCGTGTCTAATCAATTAGACTTTGCACCGGGTACAAACCCTTGCTCATGCAGATTCATTATATCATTTTCTTACCTATAAAACAAGACGGGTTTCCCCATCCGGTTGATCAAACTCCGATCAACCAGGTGGGTAAAATTATTTTTCTTGTTTACTCAATCTCTCTATCATAGCCACTTTCGGGCTGTTTTTTGCATATAGAACAAAAATAGAACGTAATGTTAACGTTATGTTAACAACTGTAAATATGCTTGACAGGTAGCGTCCAGAGTGCTATCATATAGATAGTTAGATAACAGATAACACAAGGAGATGAGAGATGGCAAAGAAAATTTGGGCGAGTACAAAAATCACAATGCACAATCTTATTTACGAAATCGCAAAAAGAGAAGTAAAGGGTGATTATGATGGTGCCGATGCTTTGCGCGATTTATTCAAACACGATTTGGACAAAGATGCAAAAGAAGCAATAAAAGTGCAAAAAGAAATAATCAGACAATATATGATCCAAGAATTAGTTTACAACTAGCAGCGTGGATACCTCAATCAGGATGGCAATCACGAAATTACTGGATCGGCGTGGAGCAATATTTAATCAGAAAGGAGGCACAAATTGAAAAAGCAAGTGATCATCCGGCTAACGCCGGAACAAAAAGCAAGGTTGGTAAAACAGGCAGCGGAACAAGGGCGGTCGATGAACTCATACATCGCCAATCTGATCGAGCAGGACAGCCAGATCGTACGCCTACCGGTCATCACCCAGAAAGCATATGAGGAGTATATCAACAGCCCACTCGACCCACGCGACTAAATAATAAATGACAGGAGGAAAGATGAAAACGTTGAAAATGAAGTGTGAAATATGCGGAAAGGTAGAAACGCTTAGTGGGCGCGATTCCGCAGATATTATCAAAAAGATCGATGACAGCGGATGGGAAGACTATCCAACAGACGAAACACTATCGGACATTTCTTTTCTGTGCCCGGACTGCAAAAAGGAGGACTAAGTGGATAAAACGATTTTGATGGTGCAACACGCAAGTGGAGAGCAGGAAAAACTATGTCCGAAATGCGGCCAGGTAATGACGTTCCACGAGGGCGGCTATCAGGATCACTTTGCCCAGGGTGAACACTACCAGACCGAGGGACATGACAGTTGGAACTGCGATAGCTGCGGGTTCTACGAGGACGAAGAAACCGACCGATATTTTATGCGCGCTTTCGGGGCGGCATGATAGGCGCAGAATTTATCTGCAGTAACGGGCGCATCCCGGTTATCGTTACCGGGCACAAGTCTCGCCAACTGGTCGGGGTGTGCGCGGTCAAGTATAAACCGTTTGTAGAGTACAGCGCGGGCGGCCAGCCAGGTACTCACGCGGTAAAACGCGGGTATGTGCGAAAAGCGGATTTAGTGAATTTACGATCAACGAGGATAGGATGAACATTATAACAAAAACAAAAGCAAGCCATGATGAGCGCGTGTGTGGATGCGGGGTAACAATGGATCGCGTTTACGACTTCGAGCGCAGACTTGTTGGGTATTGGTGCCACGGGTGTGGCGGTTCGTTCACGACGAAAATGACGCCAGAACAAGTAAAAAGATTTGGATTAGATGAGGAGGTTGGAAATGAATGAATTAGCAACAGTAAATGAATTTGATCACGGGCAGGTCGAGCTTATCAAGCGCACGATAGCAAAAGGCGCAACAGATGACGAGCTAAAACTATTTATCATGCAAGCGCAGCGCACGGGGCTTGACCCGTTTAGCCGGCAGATTTACGCAATCAAGCGCTATGACAGTAAAGAACGGCGCGAGGTCATGGCTGTGCAGGTTAGTATCGACGGATTTCGCCTGGTGGCTGAACGATCAGGCGAATATGCTGGCCAACTTGGACCATATTGGTGTAGCGATAATGGTGAGTGGAAAGAGGTTTGGTTATCAAAAATTCCACCCGCAGCTGCAAAAGTGGCTGTACTGCGCAAAGACTTCAAAGAGCCATTGTGGGCGGTAGCAACATGGGATCAGTACGTACAAACCTATAAAAAAGACGGCAAGGTGCTTTATTCACCAATGTGGCAGAAGATGCCAGCGCTGATGCTGGCGAAGTGTGCTGAATCTCTTGCGCTCCGCAAGGCATTCCCACAGGAGTTATCCGGTTTATACACCGCTGATGAAATGGGGCAGGCTGAAAATGAATCACTGGAAACGGTCGAAGCGGAGGTTATTGAGGAGGAAGTAAAGAAGATTGAACAACCAAAACCCATGCGCCCGTTTGATCCGTCTTATCTAAAAGAACTTATTGCAAAGAAGGCCGGACGGCACGAGGGCGAAGCGATGAACGATGCGCAAAATTCGCTGATGGTTGGCATGTTGGAAGCGTGTTTTGCAGGTGATGGCAGCTCGAGTGCAAGCATGAAACGACACACACTCTGTAAATATCTCACCGATTACGCATCAACAAAGAAGATTCCCGACAACTACAAACTGGCATTACTGGACTGGTTGAAGCCGGTCAAAGATGATGGCGGTGCATATGCTCCTGATCCAATGGCAGAGAAAGAAGCACAGGCAGTGCTGACACAGGCCCATTTAGACAACGGGCAACAGGAGTTAATTTAGAAACTTCTCCTCCTTATGACGCTGAGAAGTCGGGGGTCTTATGACCAGGCTTCTCAGCAAAAAAACAATAGACAAAAAGAGGCGCTATGAAACTTGAAGATGTTGTAATGATCGCGGGGATGATCCCGGTAATTGTAATTTTCACCATCTGTTTTATCGGCGGGTTCTTATGGCGGGAATAAACGACCGTGTAATGACGCCAGACGGTATCGGTACAGTTGATACGGCTGGGCTGATAAATGTACTCGTGAAGTTCATGCCGGAAGATGGCGACTGGCAACCGCCGTGTGAATTTCGTATTTATAAGTTAGAGGAAGTGGAGGTAATTGATGAGTTGGCACATTTGTCTGGAAATTGATACCGGAGGGAAAACGCCTGCCGAAGTTGCGGATTGCGGAAATATGACCTGGAACGTATCACCAATGTATTATGAAGCTTTTGATAAAACAGAGAATGGGTTGCGGGTTATTGATGGGATGATTGCAAAAAATGCGTTAATTCTGCTTACTAATGCAATCTTGTCGATGACAAATAATCCAGAAAAATATCAGGCGATGAATCCGACAAACAAATGGGGAGATTATGAATCCGCCTTGAAATATTTAGAAACTATTAGGGATGCTTGTGCTGATAACCCAAAAGCGACTGTGATGGTGGTGTAGGATACCAGCGATGAAACCAACATACGCAGACGTTGAACGGGTCCAGGCGGAATTGAGATCACGGGCTTACAAGATGCTGGAAACGGCGCGTACTTTGAGAAGATCGAGGGGATCAAGCGCGGGCTACGGCAGGATAAACCGAAACAGATGGTGCTGGAGATATGAAAGTATTAGTAGCGTGTGAGTTTAGCGGAATTGTCAGAGAGGCATTTGCTAAATTAGGACATGATGCGTGGTCGTGTGACCTGCTACCAACTGAAATACCAGGTAATCATATTCAGGGCGACGTATTGCAAATACTTGATGATGGATGGGACTTGATGATCGCACATCCGCCATGTACTTACCTATCTTATGCTGGCATTGCTCATTGGAACAAACCAGGGAGATGTGAATTAAGGTTGAAGGCACTTGATTTTTTTAGACAATTATACGAAGCACCAATAAATAGAATTTGTTTAGAAAATCCAAAGGGATGTGCCAGCCCAACTATTGCTAAATACACGCAAGAAATTCAACCGTATTATTTTGGAGATTCAGAAATAAAAACAACGTGGCTATGGTTAATAAACTTACCGCCACTAAAACATTACGAGATAAGTACTTTTTATGATAACAAAACCCACGTACCTAAACCTGAACCAATATCAATAGATAATACACCCCGACAGAAAAAAAGATATTTTACGGATGCAAAAATTCGCGACCCTTATGAAAGATCAAAAACATTTCCAGGTATAGCTAACGCAATGGCAAACCAGTGGGGTAATTTATGACCTCTCCCGCCAGTTGGCTCACCATCCGCGAACATCTGTTCAAAGAGCAGAAAGGCCAGTGCGCCCACTGCTGGCGGACGTTTTCTTCTCATGAGGACATGCACGCGCACCACGCCTGTTATCCGAAAGACAAGAAATTTAGCAAATGTTTGGATAGCAAGGAAAATATCACGTTGCTGTGCAATGAATGTCATGAACGAATACACCAAGCATTAGGGAATAGCGACTTTATCCGTGATTTGTTTTGGTCAAAAAAGATAGACATTGGTTACGACATGGTTGAGTGGGAAAAGAATATTTGCAGAGATGACGGGCAGCCGATGCTTATACATCACAAATTTTATTATATCGGTAGCGACAAAATAAGGGAAAAGTTGAAAAAGGACGAAAAATAGTGTATAATAAAAGCATGGCAAAGATCAACCACGTTTTTATTATCGGAATAGCATCAGCCCATCAGGCGTGGTTATCTTTGCCAAAAGTAGCGATAACTGATGGGCTGATTCTATTTAAGAGGACAGAATGAATAAAAATTCCATAGACAAGATGAAAACAGAGGCGTTCTAATGGGATATTTTCTAAAACTATATACCGACATACTGGATGATCCAAAATACTTCCGGCTATCAGAAGAGGCCAAAACGGGAATGTATGAGATATTTTTAGTTGCTAAGAAGATAGAAACCGGAACGGAATCTACGGGGGAATTACCATCATTAGAGGACATTGCCTTTCATACCAGACGCGATGTTGAATGGTGGAAAAACGTAATGGTTGAATTGGTGAGCGCAGAGATAGTGGACGCAGACCAACAGATGATACGAAAATTCAAAGAGCGTCAAGCAAAAATATCAGACGCGGAAAGAATGAAACAATACAGAAAACGCAAAAATGACAGCACGTTTACAGACCAAAACACAGACGTTACGGAAGCGTTACTTAACGTAATGGAGAGTAAGAGTAAGAGTAAGAGTAAGAGTAGAGAAAGAGAAGAAGATAAAGAATTTTCCTCCCAGCAATTTATTTCCGATTTTATTTCTGCTGCAAGGGTGCAGTTCACGAATCAAAATCAGCCAGATCAATTAAAAGACCTTGTTGATGATTATGGAGAGGAACTTGTCCTATCTGCTGCAAAGTGGTACGGAGATAAAAGCCCATCAAATATGGGCCATGCCTTGAAGTCGATAGACACAGCATTACGGCGTGGGTGGAATGTTCAGAAAGATAAAAATAACAGACAAGAAATATTAGATTATTTGGAGGCGCAATAATGGCAACATCAAAAGAAATACATCAAGCGGTATCAAAATTGGTGAAAGCGTATGCACTATTCAAGCCTGATCCAGAAGCGTTTAGGGCGTTTATGGAGATTGTGATTGAGAAAATGCAGCCGTTTTCCATCCTGATAATTGAATCTTCGGTAAACGAAATTATCGAAAATGAAAAGTTTTTTCCGCAGATTTCCGAAATGATGGCATATTGCTGGAGAATTCGGGATCGCGAAATGGGTAAGTTGAACAACAAACTACAGCGATACAAAGACGATTGGCTGACAGACGACATACACAGCACGGAAGAATGGGATTTGCTGATTGACGATTATAAAAAACTGAACGCAGCAAAAAGCGCAGAGTATGCCAGGGAATGTTATCAATCCTACGGAAAGAAAAGCGAGCGGGTAAGTGCGGAAAAGGTACGTGAATCTGTGAGAAAGATGCGCGAAATGGCAGAGGCAAAGAAATTTGTAGAGGACGCATGAACATATCAATCACAGAAGCACCGCCAACAAAAGGCAAGGGGAAAAAACACCAGTGGTTATACAACCGGGTGGATGAATTAGAAAAAGGTAAGACATTAGAGATTGAATTTGAATCAATCATAGACTTAAGGCGACACGATTACGCAGTACGCAGGATGTACCGAAAGGAGTTAGACACCATGCAAATAGAAATGAGAACGAGGAAGTACAAGACAAACGGCGCAAGCATACCAACCTTATACATAACAAGGAATTGAAGATGGAACAGATCAAAGAAAAACTAAACACATTGGCAGATTTGAGAGCAGAGCAAGACTTACTAAAGATCAAGAAGCAGGAACTGATTGACAGCATATTGACAGACGAGATCAAAGAGCAGCTGCATGAAATTGATCAGGAATTTGCGCCGCAGTTTGCAGCGATTGACACACGCGCCGGAAAGTTAGAGGGCGAGATCAGGGATAGCGTTCTGGAACATGGCGAAACCGTAAAGGCAGACAACTACCAGGCGGTATGGGTAAAGGGCCGCGTCAAGTGGAATGATAAAGGACTGATGAACTACTTATCAGTACACCCGGAATTAGGTTATCTCCGAGAGGTAGGTAATCCATCGGTATCAATCAGAAAGGTGGGGTAATGAGCGAATACGGAGTATATGAAGTTGAAGTAAGGATCACCGGAAAGGTCAGCATAACAGCAGGTGGACCAGAACGAGCAGCGGAAATAGCGCAGGAATACGCAGATCAAGACCCCGAGGGAATGTTCCAGGAAATGATCATAAGCGAAACAGCGGACATAATCGCAGGTGAAGAAGTGAAACTAAAAGAACGGGTAACGGAGCGGACATAATGAGCTTGAAATCAGCAAGTCTTATCGGACACGTGCAGGATTTTATATACAAGAACGACACCTGCCCGGTTGTCAATATCTATTTGACCATCCAGGGTGGAAAGAAGTACGGAAATATCAAAGCACGCATAGACGCATTTGGCCCCATTGCTAAAAAGGCAGGGGCCGAGATAACCAAAGGGGACATGATCGCTATCGAGGGAACACTACGACAGCCAATTATGCACGAGGGAGAGCCGATCAACTATCTAAACGCAGACAAGATCCATTACTTACGAACAGCAAAAACGAATGAAGTATATCAACCGCAGCAATTACCAATAGGAGAATTAGCATGAGTTATCAGAAGTTTATAGCAGTAGGCAATTTGGGGAACAACCCGGAGGAACGATTTACCCCGGCAGGTACGGAAGTTTGCAATTTCAACATGGCAGTAAACAAGAAATACAAAGACGCAAGCGGAGAATACCAGGACAAAACAAACTGGTTCAGCGTGGCGGTCTATGGCAAGCAAGCCGCGTCATGTTCACGGTACCTATCAAAGGGATCACTGGTACTGGTAGAGGGAGAAGTCGAGGACGCATACGCATACATACCTAAAGAGGGGGACGGAAAACCACGCGCAATCAACAAGATCACCGCTTCGCGCGTGAGGTTCTTATCAACCAACAAAGGTGGAGAAGATGAATACACTGATGGATTTGCATAAGCAGGACGAACAGCAGGCGGATAAAGCGTTTGCTAATCATACGCTACTAACCGAACTATGCCAGCGTGGGGAATTGTACGACCTTGAAAAAGGACGGATCCTCTACGACATCCACCAGGACAAGTTGTTTGAAACCCTTGGTTATCCTACTTTTGACAGCTACATAGCGCAGCCAGAATTAGGAATGAGCAGATCAACCGCATACCTATACAAAGAACTATGGCGTATATTCGTGGTTGAAATGCAGGTCGAACCATCAGAACTGATCGGAGTAGGCGTTACCAAACTACGCAAGATAAAAAAATATATCTCCCCGGAGAATATCAAGGAGCTGCTTAGCTATGCCAGCCAGCTATCAAAATCCGACCTTGACATTTACTTGGCAGAACGATTTGGAGAAGAAACGAAACCAAGGAAGTATAACCGATTATACTTAATTGAGATTGACGCAGGTATGTACGGGGTAAGTTACTACTTTCTGGTAAAAGCAGAGGACATCGAAGAAGCAAATCAAAAGGCAAACAAAAAGCACGAAGAAGATTATCTATATGATCCAGAGATGATCGAAGCCGGAAAGATTGACCCGCTATACAGCGACATCGAGCTGGATAAACAAGGCGTAAGCAAACCAATAGCAATATATAGCAATCCGAGAGGGTAAATTATGGATGATTCAATCGTATTCACCCGGGAGATAGTGGCCCAGCTTATACGCGGATTGAAAGAGATCCGTAAAGAGCAGGGCTACGGGGTGCTTTCCATCGTGATCAAGAAAGGCCAACCGGAATACGTAAATTACCAAGTGGATAAGAGATTCAAACTGCCGGAGAATAATGATAAAGAGTGAGTTAGAAAAAGCATTAGCAACACAGATAAAACAAGCAGGACTACCAGAGCCGATACCGCAGTACAAAGCCATCACGGGACGGAGATTCCTATTTGACTTTTGTTACCCAGAAAGCAAGCTGCTCATAGAAGTACAGGGAGCAATCTGGAAAGGAAAGCAAGGCGGTCATTCGTCAGGCGTAGGAATAATGAGAGATCACGAAAAAAACAATTTGGCAGTCATCGCGGGTTGGCGTGTGATTTACGTAAACAGCAAAACGATAGACAGCGGAGAGGCAGTAGCGCAAATAGAGGAGGCGTTAGATGAATAAGAAAGAATTACAAAAAATATTGGACGACCATAAACTATGGCTAAATGACGATGGCGGAGAAAAAGCGAACTTGAGCGGTGCGGACTTACGCTATGCGGACTTGAGCGATGCGAACTTGCACGATGCGGACTTGCACGATGCGAACTTGAGCGGTGCGGACTTACGCTATGCGAACTTGAGCGATGCGGACTTGAGCGGTGCGGACTTGCGCGGTGCGGACTTG